TCTCTAGCTTCATCATCGCTCAATTCGACCACATCCCCGCAAACCTTTTTGCCTTGGGTTGTCATTGTGTTTTTGATGATTTGATATTTCATTGTTAGAAAGGGAGGGGTTTTAGCCCTCCCTGTTCAATTAAACGCCATCGTTGTTAACGGCGAACGATACGGCATTGCGAACTGCCACATCAACGGATTGCATTGCAATCACTCGGACGGTTCCGGCAGTGCCACCAGTGTAGGGGTCAACCAGAATGTCCAAACCACCAAACATACCGATCAGCAAGTCAGCAAAGTTGCCGAAATACAGATCGCCAGAGGTCACTTGGTTGGAGACGATTGCTTTGTAACCGTTGATAGTGCCATCAGGATCAACCACAAAGATTGCTTGGTTAGTAGCCTTTTGAGTGGTCTTCAATGCGCCATACATCGATGCGGGAAGGATGTAAGCCAGATTTCCACGCAGAGCATTGTCCTCGGCAACCGCAGTCTCCATTGCAACAACTTCAGCCCAAGTCGGGTTAGCTGCTGCAAAGTCGGTGGGGTTGTTGATGCCAGAGGTGTTCTTGATGCCAGTGGGTTGACCAGACGAACCAGAACCAGCCAAAGCACCAAGGTCAATTGCCAGAGCGATGGAGTCGCTCAAGTCTTGACGAACCAAGGCTTCAATCGATGGATTAGCACCCATCATCATGTTGCGAGAGATGTCAGTGTAAGCACCAGCAGTCTTGGGAGACAGAGTGATGCTAGTCGTGGTCATCTCAGACTCAGAAGATGCAGAACCTTCCGTAAACCAGCCAGCAGAAGATGCAGCCGATTTCTTAGGAATCTTCACAGTGCCAGACAAACCAGTCAACATCGTTGCGCCAGCTTGCATCACGCTGGAAGCGTTACGCAGAGCGTCAATGAAGTCACCGGGACGATAGTTCTGCGGAACCAGACCAGCATCGTCAGAGGTATTCAGGTCACGCTTGCTCCAAGTGCGGAGAATTTCAGCGGGAACCAAAATGCCTTGAGCAGACTGACCATAGGCTCGTTGAGCAGCTTCGGAACACTCAAGTTCAAAAGCGGCGGCTCGTTGAGCTGCACGATCAGCAGGGTTGGCAAGAGCGTTAATGGCTCGGAGCAACGAATAAGATTTTTCTTCTTTGCGGCTCAAACCAACATCGGCGGCTTGCTGGACAGGAGCATCAAAAGCACCGGATGCCACGGCAACATTCACATCGTTAGACATTTCATTTTTCCTTTCGGTAGCCTCGGATTGGGCTTCTTGCGCCACTACCTCGGCATGGGTTTCGGTAATTTGCGGTTCATCGCTTCGTTGTTCGTCAACAGTCTCAGTAATGACCACTTGAGGCGTTTCCACCTCGGCTTCAGAGGCGATTTCTTCCATCGAACGACCAACTCCAACCGTGACATCGGCAGGAATTGAAACAATCGAGGCTTCCATCGGTTGCCAACTCGTAGCCTTGAAAGAGCGTCCGTCAGCAGACTTGATCATTTTCTTGATCTGGTAGCCAATAGACACATTTCCTCGGATGTTGTCGGCAACATCTCCATATACCTCTGAAGCAAGCGCACTCTTACCAAAGCGCACATTGGCTCGTAACTTACGAGCTTCAGCATCGAGGGACACGGATTCGATAACGCCAATCTGCTTTTCAGGATCATGGTCAAGCAGGAGAGGCGCACGACCTGAGTTAAGGAAACTCAGATCAATAGCTTCAGTTGAGTGAACAAGAATTTCGTCACCAAAAGAACGAGCAACAGGAGTCTCGGACGAAATGCTCATCTGAACTCTACGCTCATCTTTAATTTCAACTTCCATTGCGTCAGAACGAGTGAATTTCGTTCCGGTTTTGCGCTCTGGAATGTCTTGGGGTTCGGTTTCGTTCATTTCCATTTCTGGCGATTCCCATGTTACGCACGAACGAATGCTCGTGCAGGTTATGTCCCATTTTATGCAATATCCACTCGGATCACCAACATCTGCCCACCTTGGCTCAACTGGCAACTCAGAGGCAAGCATCGCATCACCATTAGCAATGCAATCAAGAATCTTTGGAGTGTTTTTGTAATAGGCGCAGTTTTGGCATTGCCTTTGTTTTGCTTGCTCAACAGGAACAAGCCAAATCTTTCCTAAATCTTCCCAGTAATTTCCGGGATTCGCAGGATCAGCAGGGCCAAGTTGAGCATCTTGAATGCAAATCAAATGATTTGTCATATTGGTTTGTTTGTCCATGATCGGCAATGGACAAGCGTCACCAAAGTCGTTTGAAATCACATCATCACGCTCTGATGCCACCTCAAACTCAATTGGGGTGAAATCATGTTTTGCTAACCAATCACGAGCCTCTGCTGGCGTGAACTTTTCTTTATCAAAGCGAATCGCCTGCAACTCAGTAGCACCATCTTTGATTCCATAAATAAAATCAATGCCATCACCACCAGCATCATTTTCACGAGCGAAAGAATCATATTGGGCAGGGTCTTTAAGACGAGCAGCATGTTCGTTAGGAAATGGTCGCATTTCATTCATGTTTCTACCTTCCTGAATTTTTGAAAATTCATTTTCAGCCCAAGTTTTGCCAGCATCACCACCCCATAAAGCCCAAGCAATTCGACCATTTGACGGATAACCATCTTCACCGGGTCTAAAACCTTCTGCCTGTTTGTCAACCTCATGGCGAGCAAAGTAAGAAACCATCCTTCCAATCGTGTCATCGCTAAGGTCTGCGCCATTAACAATGTCTCTTGCTCTAGCGATTCCGACCTCTGTGCCACCACGCCCAAACTCACGCCTCCAATCAAGACCTCGCTGGGCTTCTTCTTTCATGGCTTCATTCGGCGTTGGCATCTGTAACCTCCGCAGTCGTTGGCAACTTCTGACCAAATGGCTCAAAGGCAAGTTTGACCCCATACATTGAAGCCATTTCCTTTTCAGCTTGAATTTGATCAAAGGTTTCCTCAATGTCTCGACCATATTGGTTCGCAACATCCTGAAGGCTCAGAATGCCGTTGTTGATACCTATAACCGCAGCGTTCATCTCTTTGAGAGGGTCAACCCACTGGAAGCCCCTTGCTCTGAAGACAGTTGCATCTGCGAATTTGTCAAATCGACTTGCAGGAATATTGATTGCTCCGTTTTCCATGATCTTCATCAAAAATTCACGGAATACAGGCTCGACAAAATGCTGAATCAGGAAGTCTTGAACGACCTTCCATTGATCTCGATCTTCTAGCGCACCCTGCCTAATGGACGAATAGGAAACTCCCTCAAGATCATTTGCCAGAGATGTGTAAGAGACACCAAGACCAGACGCAATGCCACGCAAAACGGCTTTCTCAAAGTCTGCAAATGCGCTTGTCGGATGCGTAGGATCAAATGAAGTGAAGTTGACCCCATCTGGCAATTGGTGGAATGTGCCGGGTTCAGCTTCCATAATCGGCATCTTGTTGTCCATGTCATCAGGTTGAAAGCCATCACCACTAGGACTTGTGAAGACACCCATCTTTGATGCGCCAACACGAGCAGCAACAAGTTCTGCCTCTCTGTATCCATGAAGCATCTTTAGGCTGGAGATCGCAGGAGCCATCCAAGGAGCACCACGAGTTTGCATCGCTCTCTCAGGCAAGAAGCAATGGAGCATCTTGTCAGCAGGAACTCGGTTATAAGTTTTGCCCATCCACTGTGATTGGTTGTCACCCGGGTGAGATGTAAAGAGATGGTAGGCAACAGGTCGATTGAACGGATCAAGCTCAACACCCATTCGGATGCGGTTTCCGTTTGAAAGTCTCATGTTGTATTCTTCATCAAGCAGGTCTGACTCGATGAACTCAAGCGCAAAGCCAAACTCGTTAGGATACTTAACAAGACGAACCAACACCTCGCCATCACGAATCAAAGTCTCAACAAACAAGCGTTGAGCATCGACCCAAGACATACGCCCATCAACAGTGCAGACACCAATCCTGCCCCACTTTTTCCAAGCGTTTTCAATGACAGTGTTTCCAATGACATCCATTGAACCATTGTCATTTCTAGCCTTGACCTGAAGCGTTACGCCACGATCACCAACAACATTCGCTTTTGATAGATTGATGAAACGGCGAGCATACTCATTATTTCTGCTCAAGTCTCGGCAACGATTTCGCAGAGTCTTTAATGCACCTCTGATTTCTTCATCAGCAGATTGTGAGGATGCAATGAAATCGTTAAACAGTCTCCCTGTTTGTGCGCCAGCATAAACTCGTTTGCGTTGAGGCTTTTTTCTTTTGAATAGATCAAGAATTGACATTAAAACCTCACCTGAATTGTCGATCCTGTTGCTTGACCTTTATTGATTCTTTGATTGATTTCCTCTAGACGAACCTCTTGTTTGTAGTAGTCTCTGGCATCAATCAATTCTTTAAAAGTCAGTTTGGTCAGTGATCGACCGGCAATTGAATAGTTTGCAACATCAGAATCTGCCTTCCCAGAAAGAAGCGACTCAATCTTTGCAACCATGATAGCGGCATGGCTTCGTGGGTCTGAGTTATTAACATCAAGATCAACAATCGCCTCGAAATAACCACGATCAACAACAATTCTGTTGCTGCTTGAGTTCTGGACAATCTCTAACTGCCAGTGATACAAACCAGCAGAAAATCCTGCACTGGTCGTACTTGTCACGGTAAACAAATAATTACCGTTTGAATTCGTGCCAGTTATTTGAATCTCATTTGAACCACCACCAGTAATTCTTGCAACATAGGTTGCCGTATATGACGCAGGTGGATAGTCGGTGCTTAGATCGGTGCGCTTCCATTGAATAAAGTCACCGACTACAATTTTTTCAGGCTCGGTAGTTGGCGCATTTGAAGCGTCAAAAAGGTTTGCCATTACAACCCCTCGGACAATTTGAGCAAATTCTAACGCCACGAGTTCACAAATGACGAATTGCGCTTTTTCTGAACCACTGGCTTCTGGTTTGTTACCTCGGCAGATGCAGTCTTTCTAACTGTGACCGCTTTTGCCAAAGCATTCAGATTCACATTCAAAAGAGCCAGCGCAGCCATCGCATAAACACGCACATCAAGTGCTTCGTTTCTAGGTCTGGTCTTAACAAACTCCTGCCTTGCAAAACCCTTGTGGTATCGAGTCGCCACCTTCTCAGCGGTCAATTGCTTGAAATATTCCTCATCTCGTTCCATTGGGAAATGACAATAACCTGCTCCGGGTTCCTCAATCTTCAATCGACTGAATAACAAATGTTTTGCGGTATCTACGCCAACAGGAAAGAGTTTCACTTTGCCAATGTTATTTTTAGATGGCTTGCCAACGATAGGCTTGCCATCACCACCAACACCTTTGATTGCAAACACTCGCTTGCCCTCTCTGGCACTGGCATACTTATACACGGCTTGCGTATTGTGACCACCCGAGTCAATGCAAGTCGCCCTGACAATCATGTCGTTGCCAGATTCATGCTCTAGAGTTTGCGAAATAAATTGGTCAAGTTCCTGCCACACGGACGGAGCAGATGGGTCGCCATGAATGGTTCTGTAGGCAATAGACCAAGATTCCTCATCCTTACCCCAACCCACGATTTCAGCCTCCAAACGGTCATCCTGCACATCGACACCAGCAGTAAGTAATAAAACATCTTCAGGGATAACTTCCCACTCCTCTCTGCGCGACATAAGTGAGTGGTCACTAACTTGCTCACCCTGTTCCTCCCACGTTTCGCCAAGGTAGGTGTTAATCCAAACCCGCAATGTTGCAGGTTGTTTCTTCGCCTCCATGAAGTCACGAACACCATCTGAAAGTGGCGTCCAAGGGCTGTAAAGGGCTGACAAATGGAATCCAGCAACTCCATTGAATGGTGCGGTTGCAATCCATTCACCTGCGCGAATAGCCCTCAATCGTTCAGCTTCATCCCATAGGCTTCCGCAATCTTCACAGGCATATCGAGCCGTTTCTGGCTTTGATTCTTCCCATTTGACCTGCGACCATCGCATAACCTGCTGATGATCGCAATGAGGGCATTTAACATGAAACTTTCGCTGGTCTGATTCTTCAAAAGCCATTTCAATTCGACTTGCGCCCTTGTTCGTTGGTGTTGAAACCATCAGAACCTTGCGATTCCAGAAGGTCGCTGCTCTTTTTTTACCTAAAGAGATTGGATCGCCTTCACTGCCAGCAGATA